GGGGAGAAGTACAACGGCATGTACACCGGAACCGCTACCGATAAAAAAATAAAGGAGTTTTGCAAAAGCGTTTCGGTGTCAAGTTTCTGGCATAATGACAGGCCGACATGCCTGAACATTACAGTGGAAACAGACAAGGATGTAATTAAAATGCAGACTACCGGAGTTATGACACTGGGCGATATTGTTGACCAGCTATGCAAGGCCATTAAAAGGAAAAAGTAACCATGGGATTCGCGACATACATTCAGAAACTATCGGATAATGATGAGTGGTACACACCGGAAAAAGCAGTACATGTTATAGTCCCGTTCATACCGGAACACGTAAAAACAATCTGGTGTCCGTTTGATAAGGGAATATCACAATTTGTTAGAATATTCAAACGGGGGGGGTACAAAGTAATCTTTTCACACATAGAGGACGGAAAAGATTTTTTCCTGTTCGAACCGGACGAACCGTATGACGCCATTATCAGCAACCCGCCATACAGCAAAAAAGATGCTGTCTATGAAAGATTGTTCCAGCTGGGGAAACCATGGGCAATGCTGGTGGGAATGAATGGATTGTTCGATAGCAAAAAGCGGTTTGGAATGTTCCGGGAACATGGGTGTCAGATATTAGTACCGGATGGACGCACAAAGTTTATAAGCAAAACATACGGCACATTGCTGCAGCCGCCGTTCCAGGCGATATATGTTTGCTGGAAGTTATTGCCGGAAGCAATCTGTTTTGAGAAAGATCCGGTGGAAAGTGGTAATAGTTTATGGGGATAAGAAAGGACGGAATCATGCAAAAAGAAGAATTTTTAAATCGGTTTAAGGGAATACTGAATGATACATGGAAACTTGTAAAACGGAAGAACGAACAGTATTCCACGAGTGATGCGCTGGCCAACTTTACTACAGGTGCAGAACTGCAGTATCACGATAAATCACCGGAATGGCAGTTTGAAACACTGAAAGACTATATGCTGAAGCACATAGCACATGTGTATAATAACATGCTGACGGGCAACGGCGTCCGGGAAAGCCTGGGAGACATTGTGACGTACTGCATTATCGGAATGATCATGCACGACGCGATAGACACAAGGCCGCCGGAAAACGAAAAAGCGCTTTTTGGCATTGACTGCAGCCAAATTGATTTTCCACCAATAGAAATACCGAAGGAAATAGAAGTTTATGTGGACGGAAAAACGAAGATTACTTACGTCAGACAGGAACGGGGTGAAAGATAATGACGTTTGACATTGGTAGTTTTATCGGCGGTGTAATAGCCGGAGTGATTTTAGTGATAGCCTATATTCTTTATGCGATTCGAAACGAAGAAGATATAGACGACGAAGCAGACTGGGAAGAAGAATAGTTTAACACGGGGAAGCGGGAGTACAGAACATGATAGCAGATACGATAGAGTTTTGCTTATGGTATGAGCAGGATATTCGTTTGGCCATACTGGACGCTAAATATAGCGCCGGGCGTGGTGGAGTGACCGGCGGGAACGGAACCGGACACATGCGCGTCAGCGATCCGACGGCAGTGCAGGCATTGCGAGCCGTACAGAAACATAATATACTGGACGTACCATACGGGGCGGCCATTGGCATCAATAAGCGCTGGCAGAATACCTATCGGCTGCGGAACCCGGAGAAGTGGCTCATGGTGGCGGCCTTTATGAAAAGAAGGTATCTGTTAGATACTGAAAACCCGCTGCATGATTTTTTTGAACGGCGATACATCAAAAAGGAAGATTGGCAAAAGACATGCGAAGATCTACATATTAAACGAAGTCGGTATTTTGTGATGCGCGCTGAAATAATTCGAGCAGGGGAAGTGTACGCTGCCGGATGCGGTGCGGCCAGCATGGAAAGTATTTTAAGATGATTGAAAAATTACAGGCCGTCAAAAATTCACACTTTTGACACAGGCCATTCCCGGAATGGTATTGACAAAAAACGGGTGTTAAAATTATAATTAGCGCGAAGGCGTGTAGGGAACACACACTGCCGGAAAACAGAACAATAGTGCAGCAGGCCGTTGGAGTAAAATCCAGCGGCTTTTTTATATGCAAACACGGTTTCTCATGTTTGAATCACCTCCTACGCACAGGGGCGGCTGCGGTAGCAGGACATACCGCCGTGCGGGTTTAAGCCGCCCAACCTACCAAAAAGAAATATGGTTTGCTACGACTTTATATTATATATATATTAAAGGTCGTATCAAAAATCGCATAATTTACCACACCAAAACGCTGATGAACACTGGTTTCAGAAGCGTTTTTTGCATGTGTACGGTAGCGTGTATTTTTCAAGTACAAAATCGGGGTACTTTAGAAAATTAGAAAAAGTATACAAGGGACGGAAATGACCATGCGCGGTAAGATAAAAATAAACACCGTGGTTGACGCAACCAGCGGGGAAGTATTGTCACAGAGCGAGCAGGTACAGAACGTAAAATACTTTGACGAAGAAAAAGGTTATTTGTTCAAGCTGAATCAGGAGAGCATAAAGACATTTCCTGGCTGCGGCCTGCCGGAAGATCTGACAGAATCGGAAACCGCAAGGCTGTACCGGTTATCATTGACCATGCACAAAGGAAGCAACCTGCTATGTTACCGCAGCGGGAACGTAACCAAACCGATGAACACGGCAAAGATTGCAGGGTATTTGCGATTATCGACCAGACGGACATTACTGTTTTTACAGAACATGATACACCGGCGAATCATTGGCCGGGTAAAACTGAAAGTGGGCAACTCACAGGAAACACAATACTACCTGAATCCAATTTATTTTTTCTGTGGGAAATGGTTGAATGTAAATTTATATTTCCTGTTCCGGCGGGATTTAGACAAGTTATTACCAAAATGGGTTATTGATAGATTCTCTGCCTACGAGAAAGATAAATGACCAAAAACCTGCAGCCCCGTACAGCGAGGACAAAATCGGCAGGTACAAACTATCGCGGCACCTTCTAAAAACGCGCCTACGGGCGTTTTAGAGCGTCGTTTTTTTTGAGAGGTTAAACATTAAAGGTTGAAGTGGGTAAAAAATGCAAAGTTTATCTGGAAAAATAAAAAAGCTGCTTTTAGCGGTGAATAAAAAGAATGATGGCAAATGTTGTTATCTGTTTCACCGGAAGCAAACTTACTCACCGAAGAAAAACAAAATATATAATTTGCGAATCCTGTCTATCATTATGAAAACCGAAGATTGGAACGAAAATTTTCCGGCGCATAGAAAAGATAGACGTAAATACAAAAGGGAAACGGTTCAGGCAGAAGTGTATTCTGGTTTTAGAGATCTGGAAATTCTTTTGTTGTTGGCCGATATTTTAAAATATGGCAACGAGAAAGCCTTTGAATTAGTGGAAGAAAACATTTTGTAAAGAAAGGTGGTGAGCAACGTGGATTACAAAATTCCCGATGAATTAAAAAAACGTGCAGACGATTTAAAATTGAAAGACCATCAGCGGAAGTTTTGTGAGCTATGCTTCTCACTGCCGGAACGTAATATCACGGAAGCCTATTGTCAGGCGTATGGAATTAAACCTGAAAAGCGAAATTACGCAAACAAACAGGCACATCACATATTGAACGACAAAGCAAAGCCAGGCACGGCAAAACACGGTATGCAGCAATACTATAAAGCACTGCAGGAATATTTTGCCGGACTGGAAGATGCAGAGAGTGGAAAGCGCATAGCGGACGCGCAAGATGTTTTAGCGTTTTTGACAGGCGTAATGAATGGCAAGATAAAAGACCAGTTTGATTTAGACGCAGCACTATCTGACCGACTGAACGCATCTAATCAGCTGGGGCGTGCGCTGGGAATGTTCACAGACAAGCTGGAAGTTTCCGGTTCGCTGGACATTGCAGACGCATTTGCTGCAGCCAAGAAGCGCAGGGAAGAACGCAAGGCCAAAGAGCAGCAGGCGGGTGAGGATGAATGAAAAAGAAACTCACACCGGAGCAGTTGGCCGATTATGCCGAAGTGCTTACCGAGTATGAACACGATCCGGTATCATTTGTTCTTGATATGTTTCCGTGGGGCGAAGGAGAATTAAAAGGCCAGGCGCCGCAGGAATGGCAGTTAAAGCTGCTGACGGAAATCAGGGACGGACTAAAAACGCCGGGAGAAGTCATACGATTAGCGCGCGCATCCGGCAACGGCATCGGAAAAAGCGCAGCCGTAGCATGGATTATCTGGTGGGCTATTGCTACCAGAGCAGATACCAAAGGAGTTATCACAGCCAACACAGACACACAGCTACGGACAAAGACATGGGCAGAACTGGCCAAGTGGTACAGACTGTTTGCAGCCAAAGACCTGTTTGAATACACGGCAACGAGCCTATATTCTGCAGACCCTAACCATGAAAAGACATGGAGAGTGGACGCAATCCCATGGAGTGAACAAAACCCGGAAGCGTTCGCTGGCCTGCACAATCAGGGCAAGCGAATCCTTATCATTTTTGATGAAGCGTCGGCCATCAACGACACCATATGGGAAACCGTCGAAGGTGCCACAACGGACGCAGACACCGAAATCATCTGGTGTGCGTTTGGGAACCCGACACGGAACAGCGGGCGCTTTTATGATTGTTTCAATAAATACAGGACGTTTTGGCAGACACAGCAGATTGACAGCCGGACGGTACGAATCAGCAACAAGAAGCTGCTGCAGGACTGGATAGACCAGTACGGTATTGACAGCGACTTTGTTAAGGTCCATGTGACCGGTAACTTCCCGGACATTGGCGACGCGCAGCTTATCAGTACGAAGCTGGTTGACGGAGCCGTGGCAGCCGGAAAGACCGTGCAGCAGGAAACATACAAAGACCTGCCGGTTATCTTTGGAGTGGATCCCGCCTGGACTGGGAAAGACCTTTTGGTTGTGTACATGCGGCAGGGAAATTACACAAAGGTGTTGCTGACCATGCCGAAGAACGACGACGACACGTTAGTAGCCGGGAAGCTGGCGCGGTTGGCAGACGAATACGGAATGGATCATGGCTTTATAGATCAGGGCTGGGGAACCGGCATATACAGTTATCTAAAATCTTTAGGCCGTGAATCAGAATGGACGCTGGTAGCGTTCGCAGGGGAAACTAACGATAAATACTATGCAAACAAGCGCATGGAAATGTGGGACAACATGCGGCAGTGGTTGAAAGACGGCGGCACGATTGAGGACAAACAGGAAATACGCAACGACCTGATAGCGCCGCAGGCGTGGGTAAACCGTCACAGCAAACTGCAGTTGGAATCAAAAGAGGATATGGAAAAGCGGGGACTGCCGTCACCGAACTACGGGGACGCGCTGGCCTTAACTTTTGCGCAGCCGGTAAAACGGAAAGACCGGAGCCGGTGGAGAGCAGCGCGGGCGGCTGGAACATTACGCCGCGCCGGAGCAATGTAAAAACGAGCAAAGGAGCGTGAAGACATGGAAAAGTTTAACAAGATCAAGACGATGGTTTTGACAGTGGACGGCAATAAGGTAGTGGCAGCAAGCCCGGATGTGCTGACGAACCAGCGCAGGCTGGGCAGGCGGCATACACTGGAAATCTATAACGATTCAGACATTGCTGTGCTGTTTGGCGGTGAGGACGTGACGCTGGAAAGCGGTATGCCTATCCTGCCGAATGAAAGCCGGATGTTCCCGGTGGACGACCCGGAAGCCATTTACCTGATAGCGGAAAAACCTGCCGACGTGGTAATTGCCGAATACTGCGTCTAAACAGATGTGAGGTACGCACATGGACATGAACAACATTCTATCACAGGCCCAGGCACAGCAGACGACGGGCGGTTTTGCACCACAGCAGAACGCCAGCCCGGTTGACCTGTTGATGGCGCAGGCACAAATGATAGGAAAAAAGAAAGAACTGTCTCTGAAAACTTTAAAAGAAGCCGAAAAAGAAAAGATACTTCGCGTGATCAGTCAATGCAAGGACATCGCCAATCAGCATTATGAAAAGATAGTGGAACCGGAAATCCAGCACCGTGAAGAAAACTACTTCGCAAACGTGAAGATGTTCGAAAGAAAGTTCCCGATTCTTTCCGAGTATTCTGAATGGCGCAGCATGGACATTATGAACGTCGTCAAGTGGGTAACGCCGGAACTCATGGAGATATTTGCAGGTACTGCAGACCCGGTTGACATCAAAGGCGTGGACGTGAACGACGATCAGACCGCCCGGAAGATTAAAGAACTGCTGAAATATCAGCTGTTACGGAAGAACCATTGGTTTAGTTTTCTGGAAGCTGTACTTAAACCTTGCATTGTTGACAACTTCGGCATTGCCAAAGTGTACTGGCTGCATGACGAAGAACGCGAGCCGTATGAAATGATGTGGGATTCGACAGACCGGGACGCGTTTACAGCTATCAGCGAAGCCATAGAGAACGGGGAAATCGAAATCACGAAGATGGAACCGCTGCACGACAACGGCAACCGATATTACCGGTTAGAGTTTGACCGCATCATTATAAAGGCCAATCATCCGGTAATAGAACACCTGCCTGCATCCGAATTCCGGTTTACGCCGGAAGCAAAATCGGTGCAGGAGTGCAAGTTTGTGGCGCACCGGAAAGTGGTTAAGGGCGATTACTTGTTCCGCAAAGAAGAAGAAGGCGTGTATCAGAACGTTCGCAAGGCGCTGGAAAGCGTGGGCGACACGAAGCCGACATCTTCAGAACTGTATCACAACGACGAAATAAACAATATCCGGGAACGTTTGTCGGACAACGACGACGCGTCCAAAGACGTTGAACTGTACGAGTGCTACATTCGCACGGACTATAACAACGACGGCAAGACGGAAAACCTGATTGTCCATATCGTAGGCGACGTGCTGCTGTCCGTACAGGAAAACAAGCCTGGGATTGTACCATTCTTTATAGCGCAGGCCGTCAAAGACAGCACCATGATTTTTGATCCGAAAGTAAGTTACCTTCAGGATCTGGAACAGATGCAGGATTTAAAGACCGCGCTCATCCGGCAAATCATTATCAACGTGGCGCTGGCCAACAGGCCGCAGAAGTTTATTGAAGAAAACGCCGTTGATATTGATTCTCTGATGGCCGGGGAAGAATACGTATTTACCAGCGAGGGCAAGCGCCCGTCCGAGGTAGTGTATATCCCGCCGTCCAGTCAGCTGTCACCGGCAGCGTTCGATTTAGTGCAGTACGCACAGAACGATATTGAATCCAACAGCGGCAGCACCCGGTACAATCAGGGCATGGACAGTCAGAGCCTGAATAAGACGGCCACCGGTATTAAAGCGATAATGGGCAAGAGTCAGCAGCAAAACAAACTGCTGGCGCGCCGCATCGCAGAGAATTTCCTTATATCGGTATTCAAGTATCTTATCGTGCTGAATCAGGAATACATGCGCCCGAATGAATTGTTCCGGCTGACGAATGAGAACGTAACCATTCGCAGGGAAGAACTGGACATTGATTATGACCTGATTGTGGACATTGGCGGCGGCCCCGGAACCAAAGAAGCGACGATCCAGTATCTGATGCTTATGATACAGCAGTTATATCCTGTTCTGGAACAGCGCGGCATTGTGGACGGCTCCGGCTGGCATAGCGTGGCCAAAGAATTGCTGGACGAAATGGGACTGAAAGGTGCCACCGGTTATCTCATTGACCCGAACACACCGGAAGGAAAAGAAAAGATGCAGGCAGCACAGGCCGCCATTGCACAGAAAGAAGCCGAAGCCCACCAGCGCGAATTGGAAAAGATTAAACTTAAAGGCGAGATTGAAATTGAAAAGGCGAAGATACCGCGCCTGGGAGTGTATTACAACGAACTGCCGGTAGACACGCAGCAACAGCTGTTAAATGATTTTAACCTGAAATCCAATATCAGTCAGTTGCAAAAGGAAAAGGAAGCAGAAAGGGAATATCGTGTTAAGAGATATGGACTCCTTAATCGCAACGGCTAAAGCGCTGAACATGACGCCGGAGCAATACAGACAAAGCAGGGAACGCCTGCAAATATTACAGGCATACATTGACAACGGGAAAGACGCAGAAACCGTCAGGGACTTTGCAGATGCCATTGTCAAAGAAGTAGGCCGGGAAGTAAATGAAAAGATGCTGGAACCAAACAGCGACTTGAACTTGCTCCGTGGGTATTACCGCGGGGCAATCTTATTTCAAAAGAAGGTTTTAACGGTCATTCAGATGGGCGAGCAAAAACGCGCCACGCTGGACGCAATTAAAAAATCACAAAAGGAGTGAACACCATGAAGGACGACTTCAAGATTATCATGCAGCTACACGCGGAAGGTGATGCACCAGCCGCCGCAGCCCCGGCAGCAGTCACGCCTGCTCCGGCAGCGACACCAACACCGGCAGCCGCAAGCAGTCCTGCTCCGGCATCCACTGCGCAACCAAGTACACCAGCTGCACCGGCAGCACCGGAACCGGCGCCAAAACAGGCACCGGCAGCACCGGACTATAAAGTATTGGCAGATACAGGCGGCGGCACACAGCTGATACTGGACGCCAACGGGCAGAAACGTATTATTACCGTGGAGCCGAAGAAAGAACCGGAACCGACACCGGTCCCCGGAACAGGTGTGGAACCGCAGCCACAAACTGCAAACCCCGCACCAGCAGCGCAATCTGCACCGGTCCCCGGAACTGAAAATCCAGTAGCACCGGCCACGGGAAACGAACCAAAGGGAACGGATCCAGAACCGGCACCGGCCAACATATTGACAGGGCAGCCGCCGCAGGCCGCACCCGTGTACACACCGGAAGAATTGAGCCTTGCGATTCAGTTAGGCGCGGTTGATGAAAGCCGTATTCCTATCAGCATGGCAATCCAGTACGGACAGTACAAGGAACGTTTGGCACAGCAGCAGGCCATTGCCGCCGGACAACAGCAGGCACAGCAGACTCCGAAGCCGAACGAAGCGGCGCAAAAGATGGAGTTTATGAAGAAGCTGGAAGATACCGCACGGCAAATGACGTTGAAAGAGTTAGGGCTGACCGAAGATGATTTGAACGATTCACAGTATGCGGACTACAGCGACAACCCGGATCTGGGCGAACGCGTCAAGATGTTTAACACTGCGCTGGAATATAACCGGCAGCAGATCATTAACGACGTTCAGGCCAAGCAGCATCAGTCACAGCAGCAGGCAGCATCCCAAAAGGCAGTGAACGATAGCATTATCGCGTTCACGCAGAATGAGATTCGGACAGAACCGAAATTCGTTGAAATCAACAACGCACTGGAAACCTATTACCAGTCGTTACCATACGGGAAAGGCGCAAAGTACGCAGCAGCATTGAACGCGTACAAAGCCGGAACCATAACCGAACAGCAGGCGCAAGACCTGCAAGAGTATTACAGCGAAACCAAAAAGATGGTTTACGCGAAAGCTAACAATCTGTCAACAACACCCCAACCGGTACTGCGCAAACCGGCGGTTGTTGAAAGCCCGGGTACTGGGCTGGATACGCCGAAGCAGGCAGACCCTAAAGAGTTGTCAGGCCTCGACTATTTAGGAAAAATTGCCTGGTTCAGCAAAAATACATAATTTTAAGAAAGGAAAGGTAAAAAATTATGGCAGACGTAACAAGAAACTTTGGCCCGTCTACTTCCCAGTCCAGTTATGGCGAAGCGATTGGCCACGCGGAGGATTACTCCAAGATCATCACCAACATTGACCCGAACATGACGCGCTTTTTGTCCGGGTTTGGCAAACTGGAAAACGCAACGCAGCTTCATTGGTTCTGGACGACTGAAGGACTGCGCCCGCCCCAGGCAAACGCTCATCTTGAGAAGTTTGACTACACCTTCGATAAGGTAGGCGGCATCCGTCAGCTGCACAACCACCAGCAGCATGTATATGCTTCCGGTTATATCACTGACGCACAAATTAAAGCGGGTAAGACCTATACCCCGGACGAACTGCCCCGGCAGAAGATGAACACGTCCTTAAATCTGGCTCGTGACATTGAGTATGCTATCCTGAACAACAAATTGAGCCGCGCTGAAAACGGCGCTACTCCCGCCATGACCGGCGGCATCCAGTTCTTTATGAACGCAGAGAAACAGGCTTGCACCATCGCCACCACCGGCGTTGTCACCACTATCACTTCTCTGTCCAACACCACTGCTGTTGACCATGGGCTGCGTACCGGCGACTTTGTATATTTTGTTGCCAGCACCATGCCCAGCGAAATCAAAGAAGATCTGGTTTACTATGTTCGCGAAATTGCAAACTCCACTTCCACCTTCCAGCTGTACAACACCATGGAAGGCGCCGTGGAAGATATTGCAGCCGACAAAGTAACGCTGGCTTCCGCAGCAACCGTCAGCAATGCGATGTATCTTGTAAAGAACAATATCGTGGATCTGGGCGGTTCCAGTGACGTAACGCTGGACGACCTGAACCGCGCTTGCGAAATGGTTAAGATGCGTGGCGGCAATGCGTCCGATGCGTATATGTCCACCCGTAAGCTGCGCCGCTTCGCAGATATTGTCAATGCGCTGGCGACCACCAACCGTAAATCCGGTGAAAAGAAAATGGATATGGTTACGACCACTTACATCAGCCCGGCAGGTATCATCAATGCCCAGGCACATCCGATGTATGCAGATAACCGTATTGACCTGCTGGATATGCAGTATTGGCACCTGAAATACTTCGATCCTGTACATCCTGTCAAAGACCTGCCGAAAGTTGGTACTTACGACACCTTTGCACTGGAAGGCTGGTTCGGCGTACAGGCTACCCAGCCGCTTGCAAGTGCTTCCATCGTCAATATCAAACGGTGATCGAACGCGGTTGCTAAAATTATACGGACGCAGACTGAACGGTTTGCGTCCGTTTTTTACTAATTGGAGATAAGAACATGATTACAAAACAGGAGTTTTACGACCTGAAAGACGACAAAGGTACTGTTGTCCTGCGCAATTACTACGACTGCAGCGCGGCCATTGACCTTGCCAAACATGTAAACATGAGTGGCGGGCCACAAATGGGACGACGCAGCGACGATTGCGAATGTATGGGATTTATTCCCAACGAAGAATGGCTGTACGACTTCCGGCTGATTGCTGCACGTCATGCACTGTGGCAGGGAGACAGGGGACAGTACACACGCTGGATTAAACAGTATTTCAAAGATAAGAGCGCTTTTGCTACGCCACATCAGCGTATCTATTGGCGCGGTTCTTCGGCGGTGATATTGAAATGATTACGGTACAGAAAATCATCCGGTTAGTCCGGTTTAAAGAAAAAGACAACGATGAAATTAAATATTCCGATTACGATATTATTTCTTCATTGAACGAAGTGATCCGGTACATGAACATCCGGTTTTCCATGATGAACGCAGACTTTTTGGAAAAATCTGTGATACTGGACGAAAAGCAAATCAATGAAGAAATCGCAGCATATAATGCAACGGCTGAAGAAGATAACCGGAAAGAACAGGTTCGTTTTGGCTTAACAGGCGTGGAATTGCCGGACGATTTTCTGTCGCTGATTGGCGTGGTTCGTACCGGCATTGATTGCTGCTGCAGAGATTACAAACTGAAATGCGGGCAGGCCGGTATGCACCTGGAACCGGACGAATATTACCTGATGGGTAATAAATTGTTTGCCCGCTGTCGTACCATAAAGCTGTTATACCGGGCAGCCATTGCGCAGGTTGTTGCCGTAACGGACAACATTGAACTGCCGGAATTCTTTTTGGACGGGCTGGCAAAAATGACAGCTATGATTCTGCACAATGATGCAAACACGGACGTAATGCGGGAAGCCATGGACAGCGTAATTGATTCTATGGTAACACGGCGCAGATACACCAACGTTAGAGCAAGGATGCCTTTTAAGGTGTAAGGCAGGTGAGTGACGTGAATGTTAGCGAAGCGTTAATCGAAATCAGAAACAAAATAAATGATCGTGACGAAGTAGGACTTTCCAATGAAGAACTGCTGGCCTATTTCAATGAAGCGATTGAATTCATATCGCAGTATCTGGCAGCGGCCAATACGCCGGTGCTGTTACACGACATAACTATCACAACGGCCACGGCCACGCTACCCGATAATTTTATCAAGCTGGCTGGCATTTTTCCTGTAAAAATCACAGGGAATACAATCGCGCTGCTGGACACTCCACCGCAGACAATCCGCTATTATGCCGGGTTTGGCCGGGCTGATATGAACGAAGAAGTGCCGCTGGTGAATGAAGCATTGGTTCGCGTAGCAATACGACTGGCGGCCATTTATGCAAACAACCAGCAGGCGCTGGACGTGACGCAGGACAAATCACTGCTGAACGATTTACAAAATGCAATTATGGCGGCGGTTGGCGTCGCGCAAGGGGGATGATGAACCATGAGCATACCGGCAAGCACGGTTCTGCGGCACATTCGTCTGCAGATCAATGATTTTGATGAAGCGAAAGTTTCAAACTTTCAAATCTTAATATTTTTAAACCGCGCATTATCTGCTATTTCATCGGCAATAGCGGCGCGCGGGCTGGACTTTTTGACGGCTTCCCAT